AGATCATGATGATGAATCGTGAGAAATCATCATTGTTGTTCAACAAGATCTGAGCGTTGTTACCACCAATGCCAACGCCGACTGCCTGAGGACCGAAGAAGATCATCGGTGCCGCAGTGGTCACCTGATTGGTGATCGTTGGGTTAGTGGCGTCTGCAATAGTTACCTGCAGAGACTTCTCAGCAAGGTTGGTGGATTCGAACCAACGAACACCTTCAAAGAGGAATCCAGTTGGCATAACAGGTTGACCTGCTACGAAACCAGCCTGTCCGTAAGCGGGACCCATGCCATAGAAGAAGTTGGCATTAGGAGCCTGCTCAGGTTGCAGGGGATTGACCATACCGTTACCGGCATAACGAGCAATCTCACGGAAAGCATCGTTCTGACGGAGATGCATCATTGCAGTTGGATCTGCGATGCAACGGTAATAACCATCAGCAAAGGTTGGGACATTGCGCTTACGCATGTCCTTAACAACCTGCAGCAAGTCTGTCTTTACGTCAAACTTGGCAGATTCACCAGCACCGTAGTTAAGGAACGGAGCGGAGGATGCCTTGGTTTGGCCGAGTGGGTAGTAGTAACCACCAGCATTGTCGCTAGCAGGACCAGCAGCTTCTGCTTTGAAAAGTTCGTCAGCAAAAACGCGATCACGCCAACGGCGGTAATCGTCCAACAGTGTCAGTGAACCGATTGACTGGTGGAAGACGTTCAGGTTGCCGGTATCAAGCAGCAAGCGCTGAGCGGTGAGCAGAGTTTCACGAGCAACCTTGAAGGTTGAAGGTGAAGTTGCATCAGTAGGGTCTGCAGGTCCGGTGTATTCCTTAAGGTTCACCAGAACCTTGTCTTTAACAATAGAGCGGCTAGATGCTGTGCCCAAAGTTTGATCAGCAGTACGCTCTCGGGAATCCTTGTTGCCAGGATTGCCCCAGAAGCGATAACGATCAAGCTGGACAGTCTGGCCGGGTTGCTTAGCGAAATCGTGAACAACCACAGGCTCCACAGCCATCTCGATGATATAACCGGGATGGGGGCGGTAAAGCTCAGCACCTAGCAGCTTGGGAAAATCATTATCAATCCACATGGATCGAAATTCCTCAGCTGTAAGGGTTTATAAGCACAACTACTGTGCTTCTTATTACTATAGTTGTGTTCTATAGGGAGCAAATTTGGACGTAGTAGATGTCCGTGGGTTACTGAGTTTACTTCTGACTGATGGGAGCCTTGTCTCATATCGCACTCCAGGTGGTGGTTATATTCAGCTGACTCTGACGGCTGGTATAAATCAATCAGCATTTCTCGATGACAAAGTTCGAGAATTCAAAGAATTCCTACCATCAAAAGCAAAAATTACTCCCTATAAAAGCTCCCCAAGGGCTAATGGGAGACAGACCTCTGTGCTCAGGTTCAGAGTATCTACCAACAAACTGAGGCCTGTCTACAACTTGCTCTACCCCGGCGGTGAACGATTAATCAATCAAATAGCTCTTGACCTGCTAGGCGCAAGTGCTGCTGCATGGTGCTGGGCTCAAGGGGCTCACATTCGGCCGGACATGAGCGCAGAACTTTCTCGAGTTGGCAAAACATACATGGAGGGAGCTCGCATGCAGGCTTGGATCTCAATGCTGACAGGAGCACAACCAGTCTTAGGGGAGCATCGACAACACCCAAGGCTGTACTTCACTCCATCTGAAACCTTGAAAGTGCAAACCGCACTCATTCAATACGCACCTCCCAGTCGCATTCATCTTTTTAAAGGAGTCACCCCAGATGTCTGCTCAATTCGTAGCTCGCGCACTGAGCTTTTGTTTGGGGGTGGGGACAATAGCTCTAAAGGGGAGAAGACAGCGGCCATGGCTGGAGATCGTCCGTAGCGAAACAGAAAGGCCGTATCTGAGTCACCAACTAAAGCAGCTTCGTGATGCACATCTAGGCAAGCTTGAGTTCGTGACTGACGTCCTCCCCTGCGACGGTTTTTATGACGATGTACGTATTCGCGTACGCAGCGATGAGCTTTACAGGGCATACGAGCTGATGTATCCACGAGACAAAAAAATCGTGACTCCTCAAATCCTGGACATCACCGGCATTGTCGGACTATCCGCTCTCTGGTCAGATCGGGGCCGAATAGTAGGGAGGGTCGGCAAGGCTCACACTCGATTTACCCCAGAAGGAAACATTGCCTTGGCAAGCTGGTGTAATAAGCACAATTTCGAGTGCAAGGTGATGGCAAGACTAGATAAAAGTTATGGGATTCAATTCACGAGAGAGTCGACTAAAGATTTCATAACTGCTGTGCGTCCCCATACCCACAAAGTCATGAGGAAACGGTTCAAGCCGACACCAACTCGTCGATAAGATGAACTTGCTCCGAAGAAGAACTACGTCAGGAGCTGATCCCCAACAATCCAGGAGTCCGGGTTTTTGTAGTTTCAACGGGCTGGCAACTGATCCACTATGCATTTGGCCCATGTGTAGTGGCACCTGGAATTTTACTTAGACAATCACAGATGACTATGGACACTGATTGCGTCGACGGTTTCTGTCCAATGAAGAATCCCTCTGAGGCGAAAGATCCACGGGATATCTTCTTTGCGCCGATCGGGGGAGATGACAGCCCTAAAAAGCCTACTTTTCGAGAAAAATTTATGGACTTCTGCGATGACAACCCAAATGATGTGAAGTGCAGGCTGTTTGACGTATAGTCCTTTTTTGTTTTTCTTAGACTGACGCAATAACTAAGTTGCGCCAAGAATGGCTGTCTTTAATAAACTCAATGGTTTTGTAGAGCACTTGAGTGAAGGTGTGCACAACCTGGGCAGCGACCAGCTAGTGCTCGCACTGAGTAACGTTGCACCATCATCCGAAACGACGCCGCCATCATCGACAACGGCTGGTTGCGTCCTCGCGAACGTAACTGAAATTACCTACACCGGGCTAAGCACTAGAGATCTAACCACAACAAGCTCTGCCCAGGCTTCAGGTACTTATCGCCTCGTCCTCGACGATCTAACTCTTAGTTCGACGGGAACTGTTGGTCCTTTCCGATACATCTACCTGTACAACACAACGCCAACCAGTCCTGCTGACCCGCTGATTGGTTACTTCGATTACGGAGCAAACTTGACCCTTAATACAGGTGAAAGCTTGACGATCGATTTTGACCAAGCCTCAGGCGCAATCACCCTGGGTTGATCCACCGATCGAGGTAAAACATGCCAGCGGTTCATCCCGATCTCGCCGCTGGGACGGCATCGTTCATATTCACCCCAACAAACGCCGATCTAATCTGTCGGCGGGAAGTTGCTGGCACTGGTAATTTCAAGACAAAAATAAACGCTGTTTATCGCTTAAACAGTGAAGTTACTTTCATAGGCGCAGAAACAAGCGAAAACGCAACGGCTGTCATGCCGAGCCACCAGGCCAATGACTTGCTGCTTGTTTTCGCATTTAATGGCAATGGCACTGGGATTCCTATAGCGCCATCAGGGGAAGGCTGGGAAACAATAAAAACTAACGGTGTGAACCCTAATGGCTATCACCTTGCATATAAATTCGCAGCTACCAATACGCAAACAGTTGGACCTTGGGTTGGTTCAACCAGGACCACTGCTGTCGTTTATCGAAATGTTCGCAAGATTCCAAACGATACGTCTAGTTCAAAAAACTTTTTATCGACCAAAATCCTCTATCCGTCTATAGCTACAGAAAACTCTGGCGGGACTCGAGTTGTATATTTCAGCACTAGCAAACAAAACCTAGATTCTGCCCTAACGCCCGCTGATACAACCACAAGAATATCCACCCAAGCGATCAGTGGCTCAGCTCCAGGCATTGGATTACACGATCGACTACTGCCTAACGGTACTGAACTCCTAGGCGGTAGTAATACCACTGTTACCTCCACCAAATCGCAAGTTGTTGCGATTGAACTGCTTTCTGGAGTACCGGAGATTCAGGCGCAATCAGTTGGATTTACAACTGGCCTGAATGGCGACATATTTAAGAACAGACTTTCCCTAACAAGTAGACCATATAATGTCACACTGCCACAGGTATTTTGGTCTTATAAAAGTTACTATACGGCCAACTCGGCGACATTCAGTCATTCAATATCTCCTGTCGTAACGCCTCGAGGCTACTTCAGTCAATTTCAGCAAGGTGACTTTCATCTTTCTGTTGCACAGGCAATATTTGCTAGGTACTTAATAGCTCAGCCAGCCTCTGGAGGCTTCGCATTTACCGAGGGGTTGATTGATTTCGCCAAAGGCTTTTTTGCTAACGCAGAAGCTGGCGTATTCTCTGCAACTTTCTACGACACACTATTAACGCACTTTGCCACGCTACAGGCGCTATCCGGCAAGTTTGACGTAACGCACGTATCGACTGCACTGCAACGAGCGCTCATTGAAGCGCTGGCCGCTGCAATATTTAATTCAACAACTGCCGCTGTCGGCATCAGAAACGATGCGGCCTCGTCGCCAAGTGGTGGACCATTCAAGCCTGCTGCCCCGTTCCACCTACAGCCAAGCCTGGTCCAGTACAACTCGATCAGCAAGTCACGCGATTTAGGGGTCGTCAGTAATTTCCTTGGCTTATTCGCAGGCAAGATTGGCTCACAAACAGGAGCGCCATCCCTATTCTTCAAGCTCAAAACGCTTGGTCCTGCGGACTTACGAATCCAGAAAAAATCAATCAATAAATACACGGATGGATATATCTCTGTAGCGATTGCGGACGCAAACCGCAAGCCAGTAAGTGTTAACGACTTTGGGTTTGCCTACCAAAACGAAATTCTCAATACAGAAATCGAAGAGTTTGCGCTTCCCATGCCAGCCGGTGAGTACTACTTCATCGTGAGTAGCAGCCAGTGGCAAGAGCTTCCTTTCAGTATTGAAATTCAGGCCATTCGCTTCTCTTCTCTTTCTGGTGTTATCACGCTCACCAATCAATCACTGGCACGATTTGCTATCTCCAAGATGAAGGGTGCGGCCCCAATTACAGGACCGTTCCAGGCCACTATCCCCACAGCTTCGCAGCTAAAGCAACCTACTGGGCCAGTTCTACTTACTTCTGGAAGCAGGGGAGCGCTTACAACTCCAGAAGGTCTTGCGCTTATGAGAATGTTGCCTACAGGGCGACTCAAGATGACGCACAAAATTACTGGTACAGCGTCAATTAGCGGAACGAATGTAGCTACGCTTAGTTCAGCTCCGCCGTATGGCGGCGGTTACGGCCCTTGATACTGGGCGCTGCCACACACATTTAGATATTGAAAGTTCATGGCATTTTCGGAGTACTTTGCAACGCAAGTTCTGAGCTGGGTCAAAGGGGCACCATTTCCGACTGCACTCGCAAATGTCTACGTGTCATTGCACTCCTCAGATCCTGGCACTGCCGGGTCTAGTGGTGATGTAACTAATACAATCACCAATTCTGTCAACAGAACTACTATCTCCAGCGCAGCCCTCAGCGCAGTTGCTGGAGCATCTGGAGGAGGTTTTGAAATTACAAATACGGGAGTAGTCCAGTTAACTACCTCGGCCAATAACAGCACACCAATTACTGTCACTCACTTTGGAGTTTGGGACGCTGCTAGCGGGGGCAATTTCCTGGCCTCTGGTCAATTAACTTCCTCGGTTGACGTCGAGTTGGGTGACACCGTTCAGTTCAACATCAACGCCATGGCTGTGAGGGTCGTCTGATGCGCATCGGAAGAGGACTTGCTGCAGAACCGCATAAAGACCCAATCAAGAAAAGAACGACTCAAGGCCAAGGGTCACGCAGTCGCCCTAAGAAAGGTAAAAAACTTTTGCGTGGGCAAGGGCGCTAGTACGACCAAGTACAGCAAGGATTCACTCCTCCTCGAGGATGAAACGTTCCGCCTTCTCGAATATCTATATGCACAAAACCTTTTTGGCATCCCTCGCCTAAGCCACCACTCCAACGACGGCTTATCCATTTATAAAACGACTTGCAGCTGTCATCTACTGGGTAGACATCCAATGCCATGCCCTTGGCGTGATACGAGCCGGAGACGCCACCTATTTCCGTATTGATAGGTTCCGGTCTGTAGCCACTAGTGACGCCTAGAGGGCCTCCCCACGCCTCTCTGACAGCGTCAAATTGCTGGGCGATCAATATGATTGCCGACTCCTCGCCACTCCCGCTCTCGGGCTGCCTGCGGGAGTCATACTGCAAGATTTCTCCAACCGTTAAATACTTGCTGACATAAGCATCGAAATCATTCCAGTCAATTGCATCTTTGCCTGAAATGTTTGGAGAGTGCTCTTGCCTATGGCTTGTGTACCACTGAGGTTGATTAATCACCCATTTTTCGCCCGTGCCCTCGAGGGTCACCCACTCGTGAGTATCTGCTGGGATCTCGTCAGTCGCAACAACACGAATATTCTCTCCAGGCATGAAAGCAACTAATGCATTGGCTGATAAATACTCTCCAGGAATCGCAGCCTTTTTTAAGTAGGTGTTAGCCGTAGCCTCTAAAAGTCTCACTCCATCATTTTCTCTTGCCCAGACCTGCCCCTCATGCTCCCTCCGTCGAGTGAGTCCGAGCAGCTCAACACCATTGGCCCGGTTGTACAGCATTAGAGCCTCTGGCATTTTCTCGTATGCCTCAGGATTTTTCACTCCATCCCGCAAAACCTGGGATATCGATTCAAATCCATTTGAACCATAAAAATTTGGACCCATATTCCACGCAAAACTGATAAGCACTGACTGCCTATGCTTACCCAACCTCGTCCATCCAGGTATTCGCTGAAGCTTAGGAATGTACTGGTCTTCGACCATATTTTTCAGATAGCCATCGCAAACCGTCTTGCTACATACGTCGCCCATGCGTACTGGTGAGCCATCTGGATATACCGTCAGCCCTGCGCAGATTGTTGGCACACCACCAGAATCAAGATACGCCGAATTCTCAACTCCTTCAAACTTTTCAATTAGACCCATCGACAGAGCTAACGTCCCGTGAATCATGAGAAGAAAGATCTCCATAAATCGCAGCAAATCGTTGATTCGCTTCCACCGGTTCTTCCGTGCCTTCCCAGATGTTTAAGCCATGTTTAATCGCAGCCTGGTCCCCCAGGCCTTTAGCCCTAAGCACCTCAATCTGTTCAACCACGCTGTCAACATGGTCAGCAGTGGATGATTTATCTGACGTAGCTGATAGCCTGTTAAAGACATCATCGCTACCAGCAAGACGCACGGACGGATGTCAGCTTTTGTTAAATACTAACGACGATTTTAAATTAGTTATGCGTAACCAATTTGACGCATAATTTCAGCTGGGTCTGTGCCTACATTTGTCATCGGCAAGCCAGAGTTTGCCTGAACTCCTTTGATAGATGCCAGGGCCATAACCGCAGCCTGATTTTCAGCGGTACTCTCGCCGCTTGACACCTGACGAGCAAAATCCATGATCTTGCTTGCATTCTGTGCGCTCTCATCACGAGTATTCAGTGATGCAGTATTCGCAACTTGCTGCACACCCTGCTGCGCTTGGTAAGAGCTGGGCGCCCCTGGGGCGTCCGCAAGAAGGGCCGCGTTGGGGTTGTAATTGCCGGGGAGCTTGCCTGGATAATTCATGGTTTGAAGCCCCGGAAAGCCGGGGCGTTTATGGATCAGGCCTCTTGGACGAGGATCTTGCTACGGAGAGCGTCAGGACCTGCCTGGCTCAGGAGCTGCCAAGCAGCTGCGGGGTTGCGATCACTAATGGCACTGAATGTTGACCAGAAGTCGTCTCCACCCTGAGGGGCTTGAACGCCTGGCTGAGGCATTTCCATTTGTGGACGCTCATACGCAGGAGTCGGTGCGCGGAATGATTGCTCATTAGCTGCAACTTCAGCAGCTAAACGATCTTGCGCTGTCTCCTGTGGGTATGGACCTTCAGCACCGAAGAAGTCATTAACGTATGCAGCCAACATGTCAGGGTTGGTGAGCATTACGTGGTACGCAGCGTTATCTTCAGCCGCAGCATCGATAACTTTCTGAGCTGTCTGAAGACTGACGCTCAACTCCTCTGCTACTTGCATGACTTCAGCGGTTTGCTGAGCCTGCGCAAGGAGTGCATCTTCTACAACACAGGAGTACTGGTTGAGGAGTGCAGGAGTTTCAGCGCCGAAGTGCTGAAGGACTTCAAGACTTTCGTTGCTGACGCTTTCTAGATACGCGTCGCTGGCGGGTGCGCTCTGCGCGTTGTTCCAGCTGGGCGCCTGTATCTGTTGGGAATACGCCTGCGTTGCTTGGGGTATTGAGGTCTGGAGCCCCGATACGGAAGGCGCCGCTTGGTACTGCGGAGCTACCGAAGCCTGCCATGCCTGCTGCTGCGTAGGGGCTGCCTGCGGGGTCGGAGTTGAGTAAGCTGCCTGGGGTTGGGAGTTCTGCGTCCCGCTCAAGCTGTCGCTGAGTCTCTCGAACGCCTGCTGCCATGGATTCGCCTGGGGCGCCGCCTGTTGGTACGTCGCCGGAACCTGCTCCGCCTGCTGCGGCACCGAAGCTGTCTGGTAAGAAGGTGGGGCGCTCTGGACCGGAGCCGATTGGTAACCCTGCGTCGGCGCGGGCACGCTCGATGGGATCGAGGCTTGCGGGGTCGCCGCCGCCTGTGTCATCACTGTAGTGTCCTGCATAAGTAAGCTCTCGCTTCAAGAAATCAAGAGCTCGATAGACATATGGCGTCAAGTCGAGCTTCGGATCCGCAAGCATTGGAAGATCAGGTGCCTGCGGGTGTGGGACCTGACGCATGTTTTCAATTAGCGTCAGGAATGTGCCAATACTTTGTTGTGTGGCCTGTGCCATCCTGAATGGATAGCCACTGAGCATTGCGCTTCTCTCTTCGTCAGTTTTGTCTGGGAAAAGATAACGGAGAGCTTCGATGGAATTAACACCGAGCTCCTGTAAGTTACGAACAACAATACTTGAGTTAAGTATATCCTCTGTGCCATCCTCGAAGACTGGACCCTTCCATCTCCACTCAACCTTCCTGTCTCCATCAGGTATAAGCCCTACAACTCCAGTCGGCAGTGATCTTGATTGGACTGCTTGTCCAATACTTTCTTCCAACGTGCCTTCAAATTGCTGAAGGATGCCGTTGAAATCCTTTACCGCTTGCTCAAAAGCAGCTTCGTCAGGGAATTGCTCACGCAAAGGCGCAGGAGGTCTCACGAGCCCAGCTACAGCAGCAAAGGATTCACGAAAGATCTTTTCTTCGTTGTAGATAATTAGGCTAAAAAGCTTGCACAAGCCATAAGTCAAAAGACCCCTGCATCTTCGGCTAGCCGTAGTCGCCGCACGTCCATAAAGAGACTTGATCTCATAAGCAGTAGCGCCTGCCGTAATACCAAGCTCGTCGACACCGCCTAGGGCAGTTCTGATCTCTTCACGATATTGACGAGCGTATAAGTTCTGATCGCCTGAAACCGCATCAGGAGTTAAGTAAACAGCTCTATCAGTTGCCTCTACATTGGCAATAATCCGTGGAACTTTCATTCCGCCGCCAGCACTCCCGCCGAGGGGCGAACTTACTCGCGTCGATGGGCGATTAGCGGAATAGAAACCAGCCTGGGAGCTGATGGTTGGACGGATACCATCCTGCTCACCACTCTCAACCAAGTCTTGTTTGGGCCGACTGGAAACCAGTGTCGGATTACCAAAGAAGTGAATATTGGTTCTAATGTTTTTAACTAGATCGTCGTGCGTCACGATCTGCTCGGCAAGCCAGTCAAACTCACCCGTAGCGTCCATCCCAGTGGATCGCATATTGTTAAAGGACTCAACTGCTGGCACAAAGCCAAGACTGTTAGTCAAGGTCCTGGTTTTATTGATAGCGAACGACAGCGATTCAGCACCTGAATCGAACGACGGCTTTTCGGTCGTAATCGTTTCCTTGATCTCGTCCTTACGGACTCTCAGTTTTACGTATCGAACTGATCCCTGCTGATCGCTTGCTGCGATCGGTGCATTCATCGACTCTCGAACATTGAAGGAATAGATCAAGTCCACTTCTTCAAGCTGACCGATCGAATCGTAGTAAGCACGGTAGTTTTCCGCGCTAAACCACATAATCCGATAGGTGTCTCTTACCGGGCGGAAATAAAAGAGGCCTTTACCATCGATTAAAAAATCATCACAAATACCCTCTAAACGAGTATCGATTTCATTCTCTTCAATCAACTGAGTAACGAATGACTTTCTAAAGCCAAACGTATCCTGCGCTGGAAAGAACTCCAGGCCTTGTCTCAGCATGAACAGTTTCATCTGTGAAAGATGACTGTTCACGATCATCGTGTCAGTATTTGATCCTCCGTCTTTTTTTCTCGCGGCTTCGAGAATGCGACGGAAACGGTCTTGAGATGCGCTCATAGTTCTATTTTAGTTCCACTCGATTTGCGCTTTACCGCGACGCATAAGGCCTTGTACCACGATATTCAATGAGTCCGCACAGTCGTCGTGAGGCGAGTGTCCGAAGTTAACGATCTCATCAACCATGCAGCTAAAATCTCTGTATTTATTGAAAATAATTTTTTTATGTTCGAACAATCCCATAATTCCCCGCAACCTAGCGAGTTTGTCCCCACGGAAACCCTTTACCGCGCTAATGGAGAGGTTGTAGAGCTGCCAATCGTTGAAGAGAATCCTCTTCATATCGCCCTCAAACGATTTTTGATAGGCGACAACTTCTGGGAAGATGGTGACGGGTGACATCGATTTAAAGTATTGGCCTTCATCATTGACTTCTAGAAGGTTCCACTCGACTAGCAACTCGCAGAGGGCTTCAATCTTGTCGATATTGCCCATCGACCTCATACGCCTGTAATCAATGATGTAGACCTTGTCGTCAACCCTTCCAGCAAGAGTGAATACAGTCCAATCGTTCCTCTCAGTCATTCCAGCCGAGAGATCGATACCCACGCCGATGCTGTCGTATTCATCGGGCACTTCTCCCTTCACAAACAGCTCAGGAGAGATGCCTAACTCTTTAGAGCGAACGGGTTGATTCAGATACTGATATGAAAAGGCAACACGGTCATCCATCTGCAATTTCAGCAGATACTTGGCCGACCACATGTCAGGCCAGTACGACTTGGGCCGTCCATCATCGTCATAATGCAGCGCAGACTGGGTAATGCACTTCCAGCCCTTCTTTTCAGTGAAGATCGTTGCGAACAAATCATCGAAGTGAAACCTCGTACCCAAAGCAATCGCACGAGCGCCCTGAAACATGGTGGGGACAATCACGTTTGTCCAGTTCGTCTCCATCTCGCGCCGAATATCTGGGTTGGCAATGCTTGCCGCACTCTTGATCGCGTCATCCACGACGATCAGGCTTGAACGCTTGGAAGTAATTGTTCCTTTTAGTCCGGCGCAGGCGACAGTGAAAGCATCCTCCCCTCGGACATCAATCTCTGCGAAATCCCAGTCAATACTCCAGAGTTCATCTGAAGTACGCATTTTTGATAGTCGTACACAGGGAAACACCTCCTGGTACTCCTTAGAGCAAATAAGATTCTTGATTGCCGCGCTTTTATTTCTCGCAACGTCGACGTTGTATGAGACATAAAGAATTCGCAGCAACGTACTCTGCATTGCGTGCCTTCCGATCAGCCAGCCAAGTAGTAGGCCCAGGACCGTGGACTTCGCACTACCCCTTGGACTCAGCAAACATGTGTTTGGCCCAGCAATGTCCAGCAGGTGTTCATTGCTTTTACCAGTTAAGAAAACCTTATGCCACTCGCGCATATGGCGAGCAGGTTTCTTGCCCATTAATTCGCAGAAATAAGCAAAGTTATCCCTGGCTTTCATGATGTGATCGGGTACTTCTACCTCGACCTGTTTTCTCACAATTGCCTTAGCAGCCTGCTTTGCAGACCGCATCTTGGCTTGGGCGATTGAGCTTCCTGCCATAAAAACAATCTACCCAGTTTTCACTATTGGCCCCCTAGAGAAGGCTCGAAATAAGTATCAGAAAAATTTTGGCCCTGATTACTTCTCTTCGCTCAAATCAGCCCAGATAGATTCGAATGCCAGCTCGAGAGCCGGTAGCAATTCATCCGAGCTTTTGAAGATCACACGCAAGTCACGCATAACCTTGTCGGCTCCTGACATGACTAAACCCCTGCGGTCAAGGCTCTTTGTCAGCTTGTCGACGTCCATGACATGGCCACGCAACTCTTTTGACAAGTGAGCAATCCGGGTGGCAGCTGCGTCCGCCTTGATCAAGTCTGCTTGAACTTGTTGCCTCAAGAAATCGATATCTCCTTCTAGCTTGACAATTTCGGCAAGCATGATCTCTCGACGGTTCAGCTTTGGATAAGCCTTCTTAAGCCATTTCTCAAGCGCAGGGAAACTGCCCTCGTATCCGATCACACCCGCGTAGAGCCAAATTTCATAGACCGAATACGTATTCTCGGCATACGCAAGAAAACCCTCGCGGTGATTGTTGTCTAGGGCAACTAGAAAATCTTGAATCTGTTCTTCGCTTGTCCTAGGCATTAACCAAAGAATCGTGAGCCAAGAGACCTGATTGCACCACGAGCGTCAGCTCTCATACCGCGCTCTTCGGTATAACGCTTGCCGATGTTGAGCCTTTCTTCTGCGCCTGCAGTGCGAAGACTCTTCCGATCCTCGGAACCTTTAACCCCAAGAGATAGGCGATCTTGTGTGCCCTGTGCTCCAATATTAAGCCTCTGCTGAGTTCCGGTAGCGCCAATATTCATACGATCCTGTGCACCCTGAGCGCCAATATTCATACGCTGCTGGCTGCCGGTTTCACGAAGACCCATTCGCTGCTGCTCTCCCTGAGCACCAATCAAGTCCCTAGCAATTCTTCCTTCGTTCCCCATAATTCTCAGCGTATTGGCAGTCCGGTTTTCTTCTAATCCTTGCTGGATATTCGCCAGATGACTGGACATGGAAGTGCTGTACTGCAAGGCGCTACCCGTGGCCATCTGGTCACGAAAGCTGTCAATCATCGAGCCGGACACCATGCCGCCGATGACCTCGTTGTCCTCGTACTTATTGCCAAGGTCTACAAGATTGCTTAATCCCTGGTCAAAGAGAAGCCCACCCTGAGTGCTTGGAGCGTAGTTGGCGTATGAAGACATAACTAATTACCCGAAAGCGATTGCCGCACCCAGTGCAAGCTTAGTAAGCAAATCCTGCGTCATCCCACGTTTTCGTAATTCGCGATCGGCAGCATTTTCAGTGGCATTGAAGTTATAGGCCTTGTCAACATTCTTAGATCTTTCACCAATCTGCTCTCTCAGTATGTCCGCTGATGGCTCTATCAGTCTCAAAGAGTTATCCGTTAGGTTGTTTCTCTGAGCTGCTTTAGCTTCGGTAGCAATTTCCTGCGCTCCTCTTGCATAATCATTGGTCAGCCTATTCGCCCCTCCCTGAAAATCAAGAGTTGCTTCGTTTCGCCCTCTCAAAAAATCAAGAGCGTCTTTATTACTAGCTTCGGTAATCGTGCCGAATGCTTCAGACTTAGCGCTATCAGTTAGTTGCTGTAAACCTTCTGCCAAACTTCTGGTAAGTTCTTCCTGCTGCTGATTACGATCGCTCTTAGTGACATACCCCATGTCACTAATCATCTTCTCAAATGCTGCTAAGCTATTTTTTACCATTTTTAGTTGCCTGCCTTAGGAGTTGCGTAATACTTAAGTAAGGGGTTTGCCGACAATTCGGGTACTCTCAGTGTAGCCGCTGCAGGCATCTCGGGAGCCTTAACGACGGCAGCAGTGCTAGGTCTTTTACTTGCAGTACCAGTAACTAAAATCTCTGCTACAGCATCTTTGACCGCACCTTTAAGTGTCGGCATGAGTGATGCCATAAGATTATTGTCTTTAGCAATTTCTTGATCTGATCTGTTATTGATGCCAGCAAGGCCACCTAAAGCATCATCGGCAGTTCGCATCTTGGTATTTGCGGAGGAATTCCCACCAAGCAGGACGGTTGCAAGCAGCGCCTTCTTAGCGTCCGATCTGTTTTGATCATTTATCTCCATCTTCGCCTTAGTGGCAAATTCAAGCCGCTTCATTGCTGCATCATTGACCATTTCTTGTTGTGTAAGAGTACCAAATTGATTCAGCGCATTCTTCGCCATTCCCGCTCTCGCAAGAAAATCAGCGTTGACAGCATTCTGCATTGCAGCGATGCCTTCGTCACTTTTAATGCCCTTGTAACCATCGGCAAGTGTTTTGCCGTCAAAGATCGGCCTATAGCTAGCTGCATAATTTGCAGCGGCGCTAAAGCTAGGAAGAGAATAAGCCATTATTAAACAACCATCATGTTGGCGATATTGGCCATATTTGCCACGTTCTGGCTATTCATCAGTGCCTGGTTATCAAGGCTGTTGCGAGTGTTATACCGACTTTGGATCTGACCTACTCCTTCCAAGTATTTCAGATTTCGCTGGGCTTCCAGTTCTAAAAGCTTCTGCTGCACGGGAGCAAGCATTTCTGTTTTTGCCTTTAAAATTTTCGCGTCATTTATTGCATTGTTAAACTTAATGCGATTGTCTTTTTCCTCCTGCGACTCGCCCATAATTCCAGTCAGCGCTGAATAAATTCCACCGCCAATATTTGCGCCTGCTTTGCCTAATTTATCCTGAACGCCGAAAAGGCTCGCAGCCGCAGGTAAAGCCACGGCTCCA